TAGAACAAATGGTTAGGGAACTCAAAGACAATGGAGAAATCGAACAACAAAAAGACTACTCAGGAGGGTTTGCCGAACGCTTCTCGAAATGAGGCCAGCGGGCTTATCTATTGGGAGGACTATGTGTTTGATAATCAGTCAGATACGGCTGGTTACTTAAAGCATAACTTTAAGTTAGACTATACGCTCTCTTAGCTCAGTCGGTTAGAGCACCCGACTCATAATCGGTAGGTCCTAGGTTCAAGTCCTAGAGGGAGCACATGCATCCGTAGCTCAGTTGGATAGAGCATCTGCCTTCTAAGCAGACGGTCACAGGTTCGAATCCTGTCGGGTGTACAAATTAAATTTAAACAACATGCCAGACTTATATTGTCCAGAATGCGGTAAGGAACGCTTTGAGCGATCGCTTACTATGAAAGTAAAAGACGGGGAGACCTACTATGTAGAGGGTCAGTGTGAATGCGGGGAGCAAATGAAACTTACCAATCCAAAGACGGGGGCTCCAGGATTCGGTAAAATGGGTAGATTTGGGAAGAGTTACTGATGTCCACGATTATAGACATAGAAGGATATGAAACTAAGGGGATTAAAATCGACCCTAACGGTACAAAGGGAGACGTTATCGAACTCCACGGGTTACTCGTGGTACTTCCAAAAAAACCACCCCGATCGCAGATTCTCTTCCATGACCTACCAAAGGCAATGCAGCTGTGGAAGAGGATACCTATGCCAGAGGAATTGCGTAGGATACGGAGTATGGATGAGTGGCTCGAAAAGCCTGCCGAGTTTCGGAAGAAATTTCATTCTTACATCGAACAAGAGTTTCAGCGTAGGCGCGACGGTGTATGGTTTTACAATAATGGGGTCCCTACGTATATTACAGGGCGACACTATATGTTTCTTCAATGGTCTAAAATTGATATCGGATACCCATCATACCTTGCTTTCCAGAGAGAAATCTTTCTCCACATGGCTGCGTGCGAAGCTGATCCTCGTTGTTTCGGTCAGCTTTATACTAAGTGTCGTCGTTCTGGCTACACTAATGTATGCTCTGCTGTCCTTGTTGACGAAGCTAGTCAAGTTAAAGAGAAGCTTCTCGGCATTCAGTCAAAGACTGGTAAAGACGCGCAGGAGAATATTTTCATGAAAAAAGTGGTCTCTATATTTAGAGGCTACCCATTCTTTTTTAAACCTATCCAGGACGGTACCACGAACCCTCGTATGGAGCTGGCTTTCCGTGAACCATCTAAGCGTATCACAAAAAACAACAAAACATCGCAGCGTGGGGACGCCCTTAATACGGTAATTAACTGGAAGAACACTACAAACAATGCCTATGACGGGGAGAAGCTGCATATGCTGTACCTCGATGAGGCAGGAAAGTGGGAGAAACCTACCGATATACGCGAGGCATGGCGTATCGAGCGCACCTGTTTGATCGTAGGTAAGAAAATTGTAGGTAAAGCCCTGGTAGGCAGCACAGTAAATCCTATGGATAAAGGCGGGGAAGAATATAAAGGTTTGTGGTACGACTCCGATCCAAACGAACGCAACAACAACGGACGTACACGATCTGGACTTTATCGCATTTTTATTCCTGCGTATGATGCTCTGGAAGGGTTTTTTGATAAATATGGGAACGCAGTGGTTGAGGACCCTGAACCCGAAAGCGTACACATACATGGTGACGTAATAGGTATCGACGGTGAAATCATCGATATTGGAAGCAAGACGTACTTAAAAAACGAACGTAAGTCATTTAAAGACAATCCCTCCGAGCTTAACGAGGTGACCCGACAGTTTCCGTTTACTGAAGACGAAGCCTTTAGAGATAGTATTGAAGGTAGTCTGTTCAACATAGGCAAGATCTACCAACAGATCGAGCACAACGAGGAGCTATACCCTAACCCTGTAGTAACAGGAAACTTCACATGGAAGGAGAAAGACAAAGAGGTTGTTTTCTCCCCCACCCCAAATGGTAGGTTTCGCGTAGCATGGATGCCAGACCCAGAAGACAGAAACGTAATGAGGGAAGAACGCGGAAAAAAGGTGCCTCCGTTTTCTAATTACGGCTGCGGTGGGGTTGACTCATATGATTTAGATGCTACAGTGGATGGTAGAGGCTCTAAAGGAGCTTTACATATGTACAATAAGTTTAGCATGAACCGCCCGTCTAACATGTTCGTAGTGGAGTATGCTTCGCGACCAGACCTAGCAAGCATCTTCTACGAAGACGTTCTCATGTGTGCTTTTTTTTATGGTTACCCGCTGCTTATAGAGAACAATAAATACGGGATTGCAAGATACTTTGAATCAAGAGGTTACGATGGTTATTTGATGGATAGGCCAAAACACTTAAGAGGCGGCAGCACAACAGTAACGGTAAGGACAAAAGGAATTCCGTCTAACTCTCAAGACGTTATTCAATCTCACGCTCAGGCCATTGAAGCCTATATACATGATTATGTTGGGCTTAACTATGATACTGGCGAGACAGGGAGAATGTATTTTAACAGAACGCTGGAGGATTGGATCGGATTCAAGATAGATAAACGAACTAAGTTTGACCTTACTATTAGTTCTGGATTAGCATTATTAGCAGCTCAAAAAGAGAAGCAAAAGCCAGCGGCTAACTTCGAAGAAAAGGTGTTTTTTAGGAAATACAAGGTCTAACACGGATTTGCTATATTTGCAGAATATGCGTAGAGTGCCCTGAAAAACATGAATTATAATAACAACAAGCGTAAAGGCTCTTTTCCTGACCCGTTAGCAAATTCAGAAATCAAGAAAAGCAAGGATTATGGGATTCAGTACGCCAAAGCTATAGAGTCTCAGTGGGGTAAGATTACCAGCGCTACCTCTTTGTATGGTAAGCGTAACGTAGTTTTTGAAAGAAGTCGAGATTACGCTAACGGCACACAAGACACAAACCTTTACAAAAAGCTTCTTAGATCGCTCAATCCTAATGATGGCGACGGAAGCTTAATGAACCTGGACTACACTCCAGTTCCTGTCTTGCCTAAGTTTGTTAGGGTTGTCGTAAACAAGATTCTATCTAGAAATCCATATCCCAACCTTGAAGCTATTGATCCTATATCTTCTTCAGAGAAGAATAATAAAAAGCGAAAGGTAGAGATTCAGGTAGAGGCAAAAAAGCAACTTCAGCAGTTAAAGCAGAACACAGGCATGGTTATCGGGGACGATCCTGACAACCTTCCAGATTCACTTGAAGAAGCGGAAATCCTATTGGGCACCAACGTCAAGACAGACGCAGAGATTGCGGCTCAGATTGGCACCAGCATGACGCTTTCTTGGAACGGGTTTAACGATAATATCTTTCGCCGCTGCGTAAACGACTTGGTTTCGTTAGGCATGTCTGTTGTAAAACGAACCAATGATCCGAACGAAGGCATTAAAACAGAATACATTGATCCAGCTAGGTTTATCCACAGCTACACAGAAGACCCTGGATTCAATGACATGATTTATGCTGGTCATGTGAAGACTATTTCTATACAAGAGTTAAAGCGCATCGCTGGACACGAACTTAATGAAGAAGACTTTGAGAAAATAGCGCAGGCTGTAAAAAACAAAGACGGAAATGACCCAAACTCTTTCAATCAGCATTCGTACAACAATCGACTTATGCGTCAGGAGTACGGGTATGATGAGTACATGGTAGACGTTCTTGATTTTGAATTTCTTTCTGTTGACTGTATATATTTCGAAGAAAAAGAAAATCGTTTTGGCAACGTTAATTTCTTCATGAAGGGGTTTGAGTACGAAGAGAAGCAAGGAAGCGTATTTGATAGAAAGCCTCACAAAATGGAGGTTACCACAGTTTACGGTGGAAGCTATATCATGGACGGTTGCGATATCGTGTTTAATTACGGTATGGCTAGAAACATCCCTAAAAATATCCATGATATTTCTAAGGCTCGGCTTTCTTACTCTGCTGTAGCTACGAATATTCGCAACATGATGCCTAAGTCTATGGTAGACAGTTGCACTGGATTTGCCGATATGTTGCAGTTAACCCACCTGAAAATTCAGCAAGCTATAGCCAAGGCTAAACCTGACGGGTTGATTATTGATATCGAAGGCTTGGAGAACGTACAGCTCGGAAAAGGTGGTGAGTTACAGCCGCTAGATCTGCATGATATTTACGAGCAGACGGGTGTGTTCTACTACAGAAGTAAGAACCCAGAGGGCGGATTCCAGAACCCACCTGTTCGCGAGATTGGCAACAGTATTCGAAACATCAATGAGCTTATCGGACTGTATAATCATTACCTCCGAATGATTCGCGACACGACTGGAATCAACGAGATGATGGACGCCTCTACCCCTAAAGGGGATACACTCGTAGGTGTTCAGCAAAACGCGATCGCAGCTGGTAATAACGCTATTTACGATATTACTAACGCTTCGATGATTATGTTCAAGAAAGTTTGTGAGGACATCGTAAAGTGCATACAGATACTCCCTCCAGATTCAGTTCTTTACAGAGTTTATGAAAACGCTATCGGTAAAGAAAATATGTCTGTTCTGTCTTCGTTTAGCAATCTACCAATGTACAATTTCGGCGTACAGGTTGTCAAGGAGATGGAGGATCAAGACAGGGCTTACTTAGAGCAGAATATACAAATGTCTTTACAGCAAAAGGAGATAGATATCGAAGACGCCATTTCTATTAGAAACGTAAAGGACATTAATCAGGCTGAACGTCTACTTGTTGTTCGTAGGAAGAAGCGTATGGCAAAGCAGCAAGAAATCGCTGCTCAGAACTCTCAAATGCAAGCTCAACAAGCGCAGGCAGCCGCTCAAGCAGCTTCTCAGGCTAAGATGCAGGAGATGCAAATGCAAGCACAGCTTGAAGCTCAGCAAATGCAGTTAAAGACACAGCTTGAGTCTCAGCTTGAAGAGGTTAGACATCAGTTTAGAAAAGAGATCGAGATTATTAAAGCAAAGGCTACTCTTGGCTTTAAAGAAGATGACAAAAACTTCAAAGAGAAACTAGAGGTACTAAAGGAGGATAGAAAAGACGAAAGAGTTAAAAAACAGGCTGCTCAGCAGAGCAAACTTCTGTCGCAGCGTCAAGGTAACCGTGGGGAACTTCCAGAACAAGGAGACAGCGTAGACAATATTGTAAACTCATTATTAAGTTAACATGGTAAGTAAAGCTAATTTAGACGTATCAGAAAAACTGGATATTACGATTCGACGTGGAGATTCATTTGAGTTGTCTATCAACATAAAAGACAATGACGGTAATAATCTTCCTTTGTTGACTAATGATTACGAGTTTGTCATTCAGATAAAAACACCGTCTTCCGCTGGTTCCTCTAGGAGAGCCCCGCAGCTTAAACAAACTTCTGCTATCCCTCAGAGAAGCTTGATTGCGGCGTCTTCGTT